CCGGTAAAAAGGGCGTCAAAATAGTCAAACAGAGCTTGCCCGAATTCAGAATCTGCGTCTGTGTCTTTTGCGCCAACTCGATATCCAAACTCACTGGATTTCATTCCATACGCCCAACCAGAACCGGGGAAATACCCTTCCGGGTCTTCTGGGTTGTGGACGGCAAAGGAGATGGCTGGCTTATCTTCACTCAAGTTAATGATGTCTTCTGCCAGTTTGATGCCTACATATGAAAATAAGCCACCAACGGCAGCAGTGCCGATAGAGGTTCCAATCCCGGTCCAGTTTAACGATGCCGGAGCAACGGCTGCTCCCATGCCGGGGCCTTGGTACGCTGGATTCACCCACCCGGACGGTAACATATTCATCCAACTACTGCCGTCGCCGGAAAACATATCCCAAATGCTCGATGCTCCAGTCATGTTGATGCCGGGGGAGGAAGTTGATGGCAGGCCGAAAAAGCTACCAATCGTTGATCCTGCCATGCTGTTCATCATGGGGGCAAAGATGTTGTTCATGGCTGCTTCGGCCATCATATTCGCCAGCATCCGTTTGAAGATGTTCAACATTTCATCTGTGAAGTCTTCAAAGGAGTCAAGCTGGCCGTCAAAGATGTCGTAGAACGTATCTGCGGCAAAGCGGTGCATGTCATCGTACACCCGTTCCCATTCGCGCTCGTATTCTTGGCGGGCTTTTTCTTCGGCCTGAGCCTTCTCCTTCAGGTTCTGCTCGTAATTGTCGATGTCCTCAAAATAGGTATCCAGCGCCGCTTGTATGCGGATCTCTTTCATAGATTCCTCAGACTTGATGGTCATCTGTTCTTTTTCATGCAGCGCGGCAGCATAGTTGTCGAAGTCCTCAAAATAGGTATCCAGCGCGGCCTGGACCTGAAGGTCTTTGAGGGATTCTGCGGCGAGTTTTGCCCGTTTCATTGCGTCGGTCAGTTCGTTGGTGTCGTCTGTGACTTCGTCAAGCCCATCCGCCCAATTACTAAAATCAAAATCGTATATAGCATTCGCGGTAGTAATAGTCGTTTCAAGGTCTCCAGTAGCCTTATCGAAATCTTCAGTTTTGTCTTTTGCTTTTTCAAGCATTTCGGTATAGCCTTGCAACCGCTCCTCACGTTCCGCTATTTGATCCAATATTTTTTGTCCAAATGTTTCTTTATCCGCCCCTCTCAGATCTTTATATTGTTTATTGAGTTTCTCTATTGCAGCCTGTTCACGTTCAATCAAGACTTCCAGCTTGCTTGATTGTGGGATAGCGTCGAATTGAGCATTCAACTCTTTTAACTGACCAATGACCGCTGATAATGTGGCAAGAACAATAGCCGCCTTCTTGCCAAAGAAAAAGGCACTTATGATACCAACAGATTGAACCCAAGTTGGCAATGACAAAAACCCGTCAACCATTCTCCATGTCGCCGTTGCCACCCCTTCAACCAGTGGCTGAACTTGCGCTAGTTTTTCTGCGGTCTCCCCAACCAAAGCAGGTATGCCTTGCCGGATAAATTCATCGTTGGCATCTACCCAATCCCTAAAATCCCCCACGACGTCAATTATTGCTGGAGCCAATCCAGCACCTATGCTGGCCGCGATCAAGTCAACCGCATTCTTAGTCATTCCCATTTGAGCAGAAAAGCTTTTAGAAGCGGCCATAGCCTCTTCATTTAATGCTGTAGCATTTTCAACCTCAGCATTTGAAATGGCCAAGGAATCAGCCAGTAATTGACTGTTCTGGGCCATAGCAGGAAGAACCTTCAGGACTTCCTCCCCTTTCAGCCCAAAATCTTCCAAAACTGAGGCTGCGGTCCGACCACCATCTACAAGCCTGCCAATCCCTTCAATCCATTTTTGGAACACAGCCGTAGCGTTTCGTTCAAAAGTTTCCCTGAGTTGTTTTTCAGTCATCTGGGTCACATCCATCAGGAGTTTCATTTCAGCCCCTCCTGCATGGATTGCTGCTTCAATGGTCCGCATTGCCCGGCCCACAGAAGACCCACCAAGCTCAGCCCTGACTCCCATAGACCGCATAGCCGCGCCTAAAGCAGCCGCATCAGCCGCCGTGACAGAAAAAACAGATGTTGCTTGGCCGATTTCAGAGGCCAAGGATAAGATTTCTTTTTCAGAAGCCGCAGAAGCATTACCCAAAGCAACCAACACCGAACCGAATCGTGGGACAGTGTTGATCGCCTCTCCGGTAACATTCAGTAACCGGGCAATAGCCTTAGCGCCTTCTTCTCCAGCAACATCAGAAGCCGTCTCAAGTTTGGCCATGGTTTCTGTGAATATTTCAATATTCTTGCTGCCTGTGACTCCAAGTTGCCCAGCAGCTTCGGCTAATTCAAGAAGCCGAGAAGTGGATACAGGAAGTCCAAGAGACATTTCTGATATGGAAACTCCGAGGCTTTTGATCTGCTTATCAGTCATCCCAGTTGTTTTCTGAACACCGATAAGACCTTTATCAAAAGCAGAAAAAGCGGCAAGACTCCGAGACACCACTTGCTGGGTAGCAAAGGCCGCCGCTAAAGCAGCCCCGAGTTTTGCCGCTGTTTTGGACATGGAGCCCATCCGGTCCTCTGCCTGCCGACCGGATCGGGTCATCTGGTCCAGGTCGTTTTTCGCCTGCTTTGCTTTCTGGCTATTGATCTCAATATTGAGTTTGGCGATGTCAGTCATCTGGACCCCTGTTTTGTTTTCTGTTCTTTTTTGGCTTCCTGGTGTCCTTCCAGAAAAGCCCTGTCCATCTTGGTCAGTATTTCAATTTCCCAGTCGTAAATTAAAGGCTTCCTCACCTCCATCCACGACTTGATTTCACCGTAAGGAATAAGGGAGACACCAAACCCTTGAGGCCGTCTATTGGAAAGATCCCAGAACCAGTTCCAGATATGCTCCCCTTCCGGTGGAATATCGAAATCCGGTATCTGTTGTTTACCTGTCTGTTTTTCGATCCGCTCAAGGTGTTCACGCTTAGTGCCTCCCCCTTCCATTTGCTGATTCAGGTCAGCCGTGATTTCAACCGCCTCACAAAGCAGGTCGGTTAACTCTGCAAAAAATTGCTCCGGTCCTCCAGGAAATCATTGGCCTGTTCCCTGATCCATGAGTATTCCTTGTAAAGATCAACAGCAGATGCGCCGGGAGTGATCTTGACCTCTTTCCCTTTCAGGAATACCCGGCCATCGTAGGTGACTTCGGCCAAAGAAATCATGGCTTCTTCTTCCAGTTGTGCGGCTGTCATCCGGGCCTGCCGGAATTTCTGCTGCTGTTTCAACCGGCGATCAATGACCTTGCGCTGGGACTTCTTGTAGGTTTCGGAATCAGAAGACCCGATGACCAGATACATTGTCTTTTCATCCTTGTCACCGTAGGTCAGAACCTCGCCGGTGGAAGGGTGTCTCAGGTCCAGTCGCTTGCCTTCATCTTGTACTTTCAGTTCGCTTAAATCCATTGCCCTCATCCCTTTCATTGATTGATTGTTTTGCCCTCTATTTTTTAATTCTTGCCGGTGTCAGGGAGGGCCACCCGACTACCTTTTCAGGCCCGGCAAGAAATTGTTACGCTGCGTTGTATTTTCTGATTCTAAAAGCTGAATCAATGGTGGTGTCCTTGTACGGCTTCACCGTCAGGTTATCCACCAGCTCCCCGGACCCGCCGATGGGACGGCCAAAGTTGGTGATTTTGCAGGACGGATACTCAAATTCGTAGAATGAAGTATCCTCCAAGTCCTCATCCTCATACTTGACCTGAATTTTCAGATCTAAGCTGGTCTCGTTCTGATACTTGGATTTGATCGTCTTATCCGTGTAGTAGGCCGTCAGGGACATATCGCCCATCATCTTTCCATGGGAGACTGCAAACGGGTACCTGGAACCCAGGGCAAACAACGGAGTAGACTGGTTGTTGATGGAAGGATTGAGGCCAGAAAAATAAATCCCGGCTTCGCCTTCCAAAGAGACCGTCCCGTTGAAGCTGTCGTAAAACGGCTTGCTGGTTTCGGTGTAAGTTGCACCGGCAACTGCATCACCAATATTGGCTCCAAGATCAAGCTCTTTCCCGCCGATTGCCTCAAGCTGGAAAGTTACATCCCCATTCGGAGCCAGTGAAATGCTGAAACTGGCAATCTCGGTGTCGATGATTCTGATGTATTCATCAGTATCAGAGTGATAGACTTCCCATGCGACTGCCCTGCGGGTTGAACCGACTTTGACATAATCCGTTGCAGTTGTGGCTGAAATAGAAGCCGCATCCGTGACTGCTGACAAACCTGTGGCATTTGCACAAGTAATCTTTGTGGCGGAGTCAACGGCAGTCACCTCAAAAGCTGCATTATTCGCTGTGTGCGGTGCGACAAACCCGGAAAAGATGATAATATCACCGACCTCAACGCCATCGGTGATATAAGATCCAGTACCCCTGGTAAATGAAAATCCGCTTGTTTCCGCTGCCACGGTTACGGTCATGCCCGAAATGGCGTATTTCGCTGCCCATGTCCCCTGTGCCGCCGCCTCGATGATATCATCCAGACATTCGGGCCGGAACTTGCCGGAAACGGAAACCGTTGCGTTGGTTGTCCCTGTCCTGGGTTCCAGTTCGTTCCGATCTCCAGTCATGGAGTTGTCCGCAAGCTGCTCTGCCTGGACAGAATACTCCGCATTAGTGAAAGGCAAAACGATCCATGCCGGATTTGCATCAATCTCCCCGGCTGCTGCCTGTACGAGATAGGCCAGTTGGGCATTGTCACCCAAGCCTACCGTTACTAATCCTGTGGTCATAATAACACCTCACTCATTTAAATTGTCATATATGCCCGAAAAGTAACGGACATTGGTAAAACATATTTGGTATCTTCTCGCATTGCCGGGCCGATCTGACCGGCTCGGACAACAACGCGGGTAGTATTTCCTGTGGTTGAAAGAGCCTGCCCCCGTTTGAAATACGGATCGCTGAAAAACAGCTTTGCGATCCCGTAAGCAGCTCCCCATCCGTTCATATTGGCAACGACATCCACTTGATAAATCAGCGGGCCGGCATTCGGGGCGTTCGGACCGAGATGATGCCCTGTAAACTGCCCTGGCAACATCCACTCCCTCAGATAGGTATCAGTGGACGGATCTCCTGGATTTCCTTCCCACTTGACCGCCAGGGATTGCGCCGTGGCAAAGGTGTTCAGCAAACCAGACAACAGACCGTGTGCTTCGTCCATGCGGTTCATGTCATACCTCCAGACTTGAGCTGCTCAACGATCTCAGCGAAACTAATCCTCCACATGCCTTTTGGAGCCTGAAGCTGAGAATGTCCATATTCAAGTGGAACGATGTACTCAACATTATTGTAAATGAATATGGTATCTCCTAATTCAAACTTTGAAACCTCATTCAACGCTTGTGTCTGCAATCCAAAATCTATCTGTCCCGCATCCGCAACAGGGGAACTTTTGGTGGTGTCTTTTGCTAAAGAAGCACTACTGGGAATGGAATTCAAAGAGATCTGAGTGTTAGCCTTGGCGCGACCTGTATCTACCGGAGTTCGCTTTACAATCCTGGCATGGAGATCGAAACCCGTCTTACGGACAATCTTTTCAGCATTGTCGATCGCCTTCTGACCAAACTTTGCAAGGTCCACTGAAAAACTACTCATTGTTTCCTCACATGGCACTTATAAAGCACTGCGGTATCTGCTGGTTTGACCGCTTCAACCGCCAGGATCGTCCAGCCATCCAATACATCGTTTTGTTCCGGTTCCAGGCCGTCAGCAGCAACAAGGGCTACTGAATCCCCCTGCTCGATTGCGAACTTGTCTTTCCACTTCTGGGAGATCCCTACAAAAACAGCCTTGACCGATCCGGTTTCCGGGTCACCGGCTTCGCCCTCGACCGGTTCCCACTCCCCGGTCACAGGGTTGAAAACCTGATTGTCTCCGGTGTATCCAGGTTTGGCCAGGGTCACAGACTGCCCGAATTTCTCAAGCAAAGTTGCGGCGGTGTCCTGTAATCCGGCGTACATTAGGAAAGCCTCACATTCAAAACGCTGCCACTGGTGATATAGTCCCTGAGATATCGGAGCAATGCCGGAAACATCTGCACGTTGCCGCCCGGTTCATACTCGATTTCAATGACATCCACCTTTTCGCGGGCCACCCGTTGCTGAGTCTCAGGCATCAGGACACCAGGGGTTTCATTTTCCATTCGGGATGCGTGTTTCAATGCCCTGACAACAGCATCCGGCGGATCATCGCCCCACCAAAGATCAGAATCGTCATCTCCCCGCTCATCGGCCCATGGCAGGCTTTCGATATAATCCATTGCCCGCAGGACATCGGCTTCGGTGATGGTGCCGGTGTAGCCCCTGGCCGTGTTCCATGCCTGTATATCAGCCAGCGTGGCGTATGTATCAACTCCGACTGTAAGGGACATTATTCAGCCTTTTTCTTGCGTTTCTCCGGTTTCTGTTTTTCAGTCACAGTCTCACTATCTGAATACAGCAAAGGGTCATAATCGCCGACATTGATTACAACCCTCCTGCCGTCAGATTTACGCCATACTTCTTTTGTGGGAATGATCTTAATTTTCCTCATTACGAAGTCCCCATATTAAAACGGGGAGGTGCTGCCTCCCCGTGAGTGTTTAGCCCAGCACCCTAACTGCCAGTTCAGGCCGTACCAGCTTTGCGCCGTATAGGATGTCAAAGCTCCATCTGGTTCTCTTGTACTGCCTGGAAACTTCCAGCCTCAGGGTTAAGCCGGATACGGGGTCCTGCATGGACATAATCTGGCTTCCAAGACCTTCAGCACTGTCAAGTAGGGGTCTGTTGGCAAAGGCAATAGCATCTCGGTGAAAAGCGATATTCGCGCTATGGCTGGCGACTATTGAGATAGCTTCAGCGCCAGTCAAAGCGGCTTTCAACCCAGGAGCAATTTTTACTGGCAAGTCGCCGGCACCTGTTCTTTCGGCATCCTCAGTCACAACATACTGCTGGTCATGCCCGGCAATTGTAAGTATATCGCCAACCTTCAGATCCGCATCTCCACCAGTAGTCGTGGTCAGGGTAGTCAACCCCTCGGCATGTTCTGTCCCTGTTTTAATGGCAAAACTGGTAGCCACGGTCCCGGCAGTGTGATCCTTCACGTTCTGGTCAAGGTGCCAGTCAAAACCAAGCTTACGAACGATCTGCCCATCGTTTATTCCGCGAGCATCTCCAGTCCATGCCACGTCCTGGAAGGCACGCAGCCCAAGAGCATTCGCTTCAACGTCAGGATTAAAAACAAAGCGTCTGTCAGTCATTGGCGCAAGATAGTTGTTGAGGAACTTACGCGCCGAGGTAGCAACGGTCACGTCTGTCGCAAATGGAGTGGTGCCGGCAGTCCCAACGGCGGTATAGATGCCGGTGTAAAGACCAAGGAGATATTGGTCCACGTCATTTGCCAAAGCCTTAACGGCTTCAGCAGCCTGCATTGGGATAGTCCCGTCCATGACTTCCATCATTTCTTTGTCAGTCATAAAGAACGGAGCTTCCTTCCACTGGTCCAGGTTGAGCGTAACCATACCTGGAGTAATGCCAGCATCGTCAGGGTCCGCATATCCAGGAGTTACAGGTACGGCTGAAATGGATGTGGGGATAGGAATATCAACGGAGCTTCCCCTGTTTGCAGCCTGTGCACTGTAATCAGCATTCACAAGCCGGGGCATGACAGCGTTTTCACGCAGGGTGACAAGACCCTGGGCCAAAAGCTGTGGGATAACATTTGTCAAAGTATTTGTATTCGGCATAATTCACCTCTTTATTGATTGACAACCTTCACCTTTCCAGAGGCTATGTCGTCAATGTTTGCCTGAAATGCTTTTACATCCCGGGCATTAATTGTTTTAGTTCCAGGGGGCGTGCGTGATGTTCCACTTGGCGGTGCCCCGCCACCGAATGCATCGGACCCCTTCAGGATACTGTCCTTGTAGGGATACTGATTTACCAAGGCGCTCAGGGCTTCGTCAAAGTCGGCCAGCTCTCCCGGCCTGTCCTGAGAATATACTTTGTTACCGTGCTGGTCGTAGGCGACAACCTGGCCTTCCTCGATCTTGAAGTTCTGCCCGAACCGGGCTTCCACCAGATCATACGGAATAGCCATTTTGTCAGCGATGAACTTTGACCGGGCAAACCTTCCGCCGATCAGTTCTTTGGTCAGGATGTTTTCTTTTTCCTGGACCTTGTTTTGAAGCTCATCAATTTTTGACTGCATCGCCTTGGTTACTTCTGCCTTGACCTTTTCCACTTCGCCTGCGTCTATCAGCTTTTTCTGGTCAAGGTTTTTCAATGTTTCGATGGCTTTCAACGCTTCGGCAGGATCTTCTATCCCGTCAAATTTTTTCACCTGCTTTTCCAGCTTTGACCGGGCATCTCGCTCTTTATTCAAGGCTGTTGTCAGGCCGTTGATTTCATCATGGGTTTTGAACCCGCCCTCAACATTCAGTCTGTACTTGCCGTCTTGTTCGACGTACAAGGCTGCGATCGCTTCATCCAGCCCATCAAGGCTATCCAGCATCGGTTTTAACATATCTCATGTCCTCTCTTTGGCATCGCGCCGGTTAAAATGTGGCTTCTCGCCGTAAATAAAAAAAGGCCCACAAACAGAATTGATCTGCTTATGGGCCTTGGGTTAACGCTTTTCTCAGCGGAACTTACAGCTTGTTAAATTTTTCTATTGAATCTATAGCATTAATCTATGCAAAAGTCAAGCATTAGTCTTTCTTGGGCGGCCTGCCATTTTTACGGTGCTTCACCTTCTCCACCTCTGCCGGGTCAATCACCCACGTTCTCCCGGCCCTGCTGGCCTTGATCTGCCCGGCGGTTACCATTGCCTGGACTCGGCGTTGGGTGACTCCAAGAATTTTGGCGACTTGGGCTGTGGTTAGGAAGTTCATTGTTGTCCTTTTAATGCCCCGGTGGTGTGCTGGGGCGGGGTGTTATTTGGGCGGTCCCGGCTTTATGACGCGCCCAGCGAATTCATATCCGTAAACCATAGACGAAGGATTGTCTCCGGGTTCTGCGACCCGAAAATCGTCTTCATCCAAAATCCAGAAACGGCATCCTCCTTGTGCCACCAACTTTTTTTGAAATGCACCTATTTCTGCATTCCTATCGTGGTACTGGTTAATGCGGTCTGTCAAGACTGCCCTAAAATCTTCCCATTCGGCAACATTGTGTTGCAATCGCTCCAGCT